TAACAAATGTTGAGATAGTTTTTGCCACATCGTCAATCATACTCATATTAAGTTTGAGTAACTTCTCTGGACTTGTGTCTACTTGTAGAGCTTGTAGCCAGCTTTCGTCAAGTGCATTTTCTGTGTCAATTAATACTACAAAAATGTCTTGGTCTTGTGCGTGTTTTATAATGTTTCCGGCGCAGAAATAACTTTTACCTGCTCCTGATTCACCTGCAAACACAGTAACCTTACCTAGCGGAACACCTTTGTGAAAGTCGCCACTAATAAGATAGTTTAGTGCATATGAGCCTGTGCTGATCCAATCTGTAGGATCGTTAAATCCACTACTCATACCTGTTATACTCTTTGTTAAGTCCTTACGGAATTTACTAACATCAAATGATTTAGCCATAGTTTCTCCTTTTGTAAAGCTAATGTAGGGGATATTTCACCCCTACAAATATTGTTTATTTTATGATGATTGACGTGATCTAATCATTGACAAAATGTCTTCAGCTTTGCCTGACGGAGCAGTTTCTGCAACTGGAGCCGCCGGAGCAGTTTCTGCTACTGGAGCAGGTGCCGCTACTGGTGCTGGAGTTACTGGTGCCGCCGGAGTAGGTGGTGCCGCCGGAGCAGGTGTTCCCGCTCTATTCTGTGGATCGCCTGTTCTTGCCGACATTCCCGCTGGACGGAAATATTGACCAAAACGTTCCATATCATATGCTTCACCATCAACTGATGCTTCAAACATTTCCTTCATAACTTTAACTTCAATTTCTGAAGGTTGCTTTGGAAGGAAGTCACTCATATTAAACAAGCCATGTGTATTAACTGCATTCATTTCAGCATCTGATAATGGACGATCTCTACGTGCCCAATTAGATGTTGAATAGTCTGCATAGCCACCTTTGGATGTTTTGTTAAGACGGAAGTCTACACCAGCAGTATAATCTGTTGGTAATTCTTCCATGTCTGGATCCATTAGTGCCGCTTTAATAATTTGGAAAATTTGTGGCCCAATAATAAATCTACGTACTGGATTTTCTGGAGTGGTGTCTTCATTAAGAGCATTCTCTGTAACAAACCCTTGGAATACGTATGAACGTTTTTTCCAATACTTACGACCCATGTCTTCTAAACTTGGATCTTTGAACCATGCACGTACTTCGTTAAGAATAGCACAGCTTTCGCCATACATTTCCATACACGGTACTTGTACTTGTACTGGACGTGAGTCTGTTTGACCCTTAACTCCTGCAAATGGAAGTTTGATCATCAAACGTTCTTTCCAAAAGAAAGTGTTTGTATCATCTCCATCTGGAAGGAATCTTAGAGTTGAACTCTGTCCTTCTTGCATGTTCCAAAATGGGTAAATTGCGTTGTCACCGCCTGAACGATTGTTACCGCCGGTGTTTGTTTCTTGCTCTTTGAGCTTTGCTCTGATTTCTGCTAGTGTTGCCATATTTATAAGCCTCCTATGTGTGTTTTGCCTTATAGCTGTTTTGTATTGCCTAAATGTGCATTACTTTATATATAATACACTATTGTACTTATAAAGTCAACCTTTATTTTGACTTTATTCTGAAATTTGGTTATCTTAGTCCTGCTAGGGTCTGGATACGTGCCATTTCAGCATCTTTCAAGCGTAATAAACTTGTCATTACTTCTTGAGCTTCATCAACCATCTCATCACCGTACTGTTTTTGTACTGCTGTTAAGACCGCTGTTTCACCTTTAGGGAAAGCATTGCTAGTATAATCGTACATACCTTTAATGAATTCATCTAATGGAATTTCGTTCTTTTGCTTCAATTCGTCACCTTTTCCGCCGTCGGCTCCGTCGTCTCCGTCGTCTGGAGTAATAGAGATTACTTTAGCTTCTCCATTAATTGGTTCTTTTGGTTCTTCTTTATCGCCAAATATTATATCGTATAATTTTTTTCCACCTAGTAATATTGCAACAACTATTGCACCCGGAATAGCATATTGTTTTGCAATGTCTGCAACTTTAGATAGATCTGGTATCTTATCTAGTGCGCCTGCCGCCATTGATTTAAGATCGTCAGCTGTTTGGCTAACCTTGCCGCCTACACTACTAATTGCGTCTTTGGCTTGACTCATTACTTCTCCGGCGTCATCAATAGCATCGCTTGCTTTACCAACAAGTTCTGCTCCGCCTTTAACTGTGTTTACTGCTCCTACTGCTAGGTCTTTTGTTGCAGTTGGATTGGCCGCCGCTGTTGCTCCAACAGTTGCTTTTATTGGATTCTTAACACTATATTTTAAAATTTCTTTTGCACCTGTCATCATACTTGGTAGTACTTTTGGTGCAATAAATCTTAATGCCGCTCCAGCCGCTGGAGCTAATAATGATAGTACTGGCAAAAATTCTCTTAGTTGTTGGTCTTCGTTAGTATTGCCTTCATCTTGAAATCCTTTCTTAGAAAGAAAGTTTTGAATTACTTTTGCTGGATTGCCATCAGCCTTTACCATTTCTTTTCCAAATGCTTCTTTGTCTATTTTTAAAACTTGGGCTAGATAATCTTCTCCATGAGTTTTATACATATCGAGATACTTTTTTCCTACAGTACCTAATTGTATTGCATCATCTTCAGCTGTCATTTGTTCATGTTTTGCCTGTGAAATAATTGAATCTAATTTTTCAGCATATGCAGTCTGTGGATCAATAATACCTTCGTCTGCATCATGGATACCGTTGCCATTATTGTCAACCCAATGATCGCCATTTTCGTCGTGTACATCATGTGAACAATTTGTAGTTGGATTATGTGGTGTATCTCCGCAATCTTTACAGTGATATTCTCCGCCCATACCTTCATCAACGTCGGGTAAGTTTTTAGCATCAGTAGCTTCTAGTTCATCATGTGTAAATACTTCTGTTGAACCGTCTGCAAACTTAACCATACACTTGTCGTCTTGGACTTTAACAACTTTACCTGGTGCTTGTCCTGGGCTTTCTTCTTTTGGAAGTACTGTGTCACCTACTTCAAATCTTTTTAGATAGTCATCTAATGATAATGAAGATAAATCTACTTCTTCAATTTTGTTTGCTTCTTTTACTAAGTTGTATACGTATGGAAATACGCCTTTTAATTCTTCGTTAAACTGTCTAATAGTAAGTTCATCAATCCAAGTATTTGAGACATCTTCTGGAACTTCTTCTAGCACGGTTGTTTCGAAGTTAGTAAATGTTTCTGTATAATACGCTTTACGTTGTAGTGACTCAACTGTCTTTTTAACAGCCACAAGTCTTTCATTTACAACGTCCATATACCCTGATAAACCTTCAGCCATTACACTTGAGCGATTCATGTATGTCTTAAATTTACGGAGTTTGTTTAATTCTTCTGATAATCCAGTAATATGTTTACCAAAATCATCATATGCGTTTCCACCTTCACTTACGTGCATAGCCATTGCTCTGGCACCGTTTAAGTGTCTGAATGGATATTTAAATCTTTCACCGGCATCACTTTCAATATAAATGCTGTGTACATTTTGTGTGCGTCCTGCGGCATTTTCGTGGTTAACTGGACCAGCATGTTTTACAACAAGTCTTGCTGTTCCTACATCTTGGTAACTAGTTCTACTAGTTCCATACATTTTTGATTCGCTCATTTGTTTCTCCGTGCTTAGATACTCATAATCTCTTTTGTCTAAGTTAGTTTTTGTTATATCTCTTGTATCAAAATTCAACATTCTCTTTTTTGCAAATACTCTTAATTCTTTTAAAAAGTCAAACCATTTACTTTTAAGTACATGTTCATCTTCTGAAAATAAATTCTGACCGTACATTACTGTAAGTGCTTTTTGGTCAATACTTACACTAACTTTTTTGCCGTTTGCAAAGTCAAATTCAAAGAATCTAGCTTCTTTTGGTTTATTAACCACTTCGGCGGCTTCGTTCCCTACTGTAATTTTCGGAAAACGTCCACGTATTTTGTGAAATAATTCGTCTGCTATAGTCTCAAGGTTTTTCATATTAATATTTATCAATAACCGCTAACAAATATTGGCATCGGCGGTTCGTATTGCTCCTCTCCTTCAGCTTGTGTAAAGGTATTATATATACGTGGATCCCAGTCTTTTAAAACTGCCATCATTCTTAGTGCTAATAGTGTAGCACTAACTAAGTCATCATTGGCTCCTGGCTTTGCTCTAAAACTAGTGCCTGTAGCAACATAATTTTTTAGTTCTGTAATTAATGGGCCACTATTAATAGTTATCTTCTTATTTTCAATCATAGTTTTCAAACGACTACATGCTGTAATCTTAGTACCATGTGTAGTATTAAACCCTTTGCGGAACTTGCGTACATGTCCTTTACGCATAGGTTCACTTACAAATAGCCCGGGTATATTTTCTTCACCAAAATCGTTAATAACAATAAGTGCGGCTTCACCAATTGAGTTATTCTCAACACTCCAATAAATGTTACTACCTGTTGTTTTGCAACAGTCTAGTATGTGTGTACAAATATCTCTCAGTATTCTAATTTGGGCAGGTATAGGAGTTTCATTATGTCTCCATTCTGCAATCTGTTTATAACTTGGTAATTCATAAACTTGTATTGCGGCATAGTCACCACCTGTACCCATTGCAGGGTCTAGTGCAACAGCATAGTTTTGATCGCCTGTAGGAGTTCCGTACCAACGTGTTTGGCCCATATTCATTAAGGGATTTTGTGCTTCCATAGTTGATAAATGAATACTATTAATAAGTGTTTCGTCGTATACTAAAAACTCACAACCATACTCACGTCTAAACTTTTCTTCGCCAATACGTCCAATCTCAGCAACTTTCCATGCTTCATCTCTGTCAGGATGTTCATCCCAAGTACATGTAAATCCGTGAAATCCGTTTACACCTACTTCTTGCTCATTACCATGTGTATCGTATTTGTCTTGTGATTGTTTCCAAATAACAGCAAACGTATCTTCGTCCGAGTTAGGTGTTGATGTAATAATAGCACGACCACCTGTTGCTAGTGTAGGAGATATTGAAGTCCAAAACTCTTCTGCAATATTAGGATTAACAAATGCAAACTCATCACAGTATAGTAACGAGATACTCATACCACGTCCTGTGTTACCTGTTGTAGTTGCACTAACAATACGCGAACCGTTTTCAAATTCCATTGAGCCTTTATTGTAGTTTGTAACACCTGCTCTAATATGATCAGGACAACTTTCATACACATAACGTATACGTTGCATAATTTCTTGTGCGCCTGTGTATTTGTGTGCGGCAATTAGTACAGTTTGATCTGCAAAAAACATTGCATACCATGCTAGGTATATTGCGGCAGTAGTAGTTTTACCTGTTTGTCTAGGCAACATGTTTACGTTAAATCTATGATCGTGATAACTTTTCAATAATCTTACTTGGTAAGAAAATGGATCAAATAACAATTTACCTTGAACAGGATGCTGAATAAATGCAAATTTCTTTGCAAAATATAGATACCCTGTAATTGGATCCATGCATTTAGCAAGATCCTCAATTTGTGCATCTGTATATGTTTCTGTTTTATTCGCCTTTTTGATTAAGACGCCATCTAGTGAAGTACTCATACTACTATTTAACCAAAAAAATAGGACCCGGAGGTCCTATGTGACTTAAGACTTTAATTTATAATTATTATATTATACCGTCTCCGGTAATTCGGTCGCCTATTTCGCCACCAGCCATGCCGCCTGCGATACCACCATATGGGCCAGCAAGTGCTGTTCCGCCCATTGTTCCAAGTATTGTTCCGCCGATTCTGCCTCCCAATCCTGCATTGATATCTTGGTCTCCTGCAACATCATCTTTGCCTGGAATTTTTGGATCATCTGTTGTTGCTGTTGGTACAATACTAGGACTTAGGCCTGCGTTGGACATTATTTGCATTAGTTCAGCAACTTCGTTAGGAGTTTCTGCGTTCATGTTAATGTTAACACTTGCCTGTTCGTTAACTGGTGTGCTAATACTATCTAGTTTTTCCAGTAAATCACGCATCTTAGGTAGCTGTCAATGTTGCGGCCGCTGTTACTAGTGTACCACTTGTGTCAATTGTATTTGGTCCAACTGCTGTTACTGTGCTAGTTGGATAGTTTGATGCTGTTCCGATTGTTCTAATACGTGCTTGTAAATCACCAGCAGTTGCATTTGAATCACATACTACAGTCATTGTACCACTGTTGTCGTTAGTAGTCATATACACTAAAGGATTAATTTCTTTACAAATTTGCTCTACTGTTTCATCTAATGCATCATCTTCTGCTCTTAGATCAACTGCTGTACCATTTGCAATTTTAACTATAATTTTAAATGCTGTTGCACCTGGGCTATAAACTGTTGCGGCTACTGATAGTCCTGATCCGTTTACTCTTGTTTGTCCAGCCATTAGTTATTCTCCTCAGCCTGATCTTTAATCTCTTGTTTAATCTCGTCGTATTCGTTTTCGCTAGCGGTTGGATGTTCTTTATAGAATTCAGCTTTACTCATGCCATCTTCAACATCAATCATCTTACTCTTAGGACTACCTTTACCTTCTACAACATCTTTACCTGTGTACTCTTTGTATAATGTAGAAAGCTCTTCTTTAATCTTACTTGCTAGTGCCATTGGATTATCACCGCCTGCTACCTTTGGATAAGATTTTTTAGATTTGTTAAGATCATTTCCACCTTTGATTACATCAGTGTGTGGTGAATATTCATCTTCTGGTGAACAGTGTGTGGTGAATATTCTTCTTCTGGTGAATTAGCGTAATCGCCTTCAATTCTTGTGTCGTCGTTTTCAGCATCTCCTGGCATTATTAATGCAAGAGGCGATGAACTAGGTGCCGGCGGGCCTCCACCACCACCGATTGCAGTTAGTGCCGCTTTGCCTAAACCTGCTTTAAGGTCTTGGTCTCCTGGAACGTCATCTCTACCTGGAATCTCTGGATCATCGTCCATTGCACCCAATGCTTTCATATGCTTTTCCATATCCATTCTTGGTGTTAGTGGTTTATCACTAACTTTTTCTGGTGACATACCTGCATTACGCATCATATTCATTAGTTGTCCAACTTGTCCAGCATCGTCTGCTGTCATTGAAATATTCATTGATGCTGATTCTTTTAATTCTTGTTTTTTGCTAGGAGCGTCAATAGCGTCCATTTTAGCAATCATGTCTTTAAGGTTCATTATTTGCTCCCTACTGGTGATACAGTATTTTCCTTGTCGGTGATATCTGCGCCTTCACCTGGTTTAACATCTTGTAACGGATCATTTTCACGCTCTGATCTAGCTGTTTCAAGTTCTTTTAACAGTGACATAACGCGGTTTCCACCAACATCGTCTTGTGCTGAATCTCCGCCCATATCTTCTGTTTCTAATTTAATTTCGTATGCACCATCATCTTTGATATTCTGGTAAATTTCTTGTGGCTCATTTACATTACGTACAATAATGTTAGCTCTGTCAATATCGCAACATTGTGCAATATATTCGCTTAACACCTGTGGTGTAGTAGGATAGTTTAATCCTGCTTCGTAATATGTAACTTCGCAATTACTGAGTTGTGGGAAATCTAATGGTCTTTCTTGGATTGGCGTCTTTTTGCCGGCGCTCATTGATGCTACGCTATAACGATTCAAGCATGTTTCTAAACTATCAGCACAGTTCTCTGGTAGTTCACCTGCTATTCCAATGTTAAATTCGTATATTTTTTTCGCTTCTGCTAGGTAATTTGTAAACATGTTTCCGTCCTTATTAAATTATTTATCCATATTCTTAAGTTTTTCGAGTAAACTATTACGGTCTGTGACTATATAACCTTCGCCTTGTATTAGCTCGTCGTCTGGTCTGCCGTCTTTATCTAACTTTTCTTTCTTAAGTTGTAGTTCAATCATTTTGAGTTTCTTATCCATCTTTGCAACTTTAGCATCGAGCGATGTTTTAAGCATTCCGCCTGCTACTTCAAAGACTCTTCCTGAGTATCTTGACTCAACGTTCATGCCCAAATCCATTAGATCATCGTATGCATCCATTGCTTTTTGAGCAATATCATTTAACTCTGTATCAGCCATTTCACCTAAGCCTTTTACTGCTGGTAGTGCGGCCGCTATTTTGTCAAACTCTGCAATGTCTCTTAGAGTTTCGTTCTGTTGAGCTACAACATCTTTTTTGTCTTTTTTCTGATCTTGTTTGATAATTTCTTTACTATCAGGTAAATCAAGAAGTTCTTCTAATTTCTTTGTCATTATATACTCACATTAACTGCTACTATTATTTATCGTTTTCCGTTGTGGAACATATCCTTTTCTGTCACCACTCTAAAAGTAAGTCCTTTAGACTTACAATATGCCCTTGCGGCTTCCCACTTTGCCATATTTAATGCTACGTGTGCTTGATTATGTCTAGACTTTCCAGCTGATTCCATAGTAGTTTGGTTATTAGGCTTTACTTCTATAAGCTCAACCATATTTTTACCTTTTTTTGTCTTATATTGTATGAAAAAATCAGGTACATATATTGTATGTTTACCTGTTAAGGGATTTCTATATGGAATTTTTACTGCTTCGCTTGCCCATGCTTGTATAGAAGGATTTTCGTCACAAAATTTCATAAATGCAAATTCCCAACTACTACGATAAGTTGGCGTTTTACGTCCTACATATTTGCTTGGATTTTTAGATTCGAATTTACCTTGTGCAAAACGTCCCATGGGTTACCCCATTATGTTTCTTGCTTCTAACGGAGTAGTTGTATTAGGTACTCTAAATCCGAGTGTGCTAATTTTTTGTCTATTAAAGTTTAGTACAGTTGCAACAGCATAACTTAGCTGTAGTTTGTCTAGGTTACCTAATGTATCTAATAGTTCAAATATCTTAACATTATCTATTTTTGCTTGTTGTAGTAAGATTGCGCCAGTTGATTGCGCCGCTGACTTGTCAAAACCTTTTGATTCTAAAAATCCTATTACAGCATCTACTTCGTTACTTGGATATGCAAGTTGCTTTTGGTAATAAGTATTGAAATATCTTTTTACATCGCTTGCACTTGAATTATTTTCTTTTTTTGGTAAATTTAATTGTAATTTATCCATATTATGTTCCCCCGTCGAATTGTGGTGCTTCTTTTCTAGGTCCTGTTGGAGCGTTAGCACTTACTAAACCAGCTATTTTACTTGATACTGCTCCCGATGCTCCCGAGTTTGCTAAAAGGTTACCGCCAGCTACTACTGCCGCCGCTATTCCTAATGTTTTTAATGCACCTGATCCAGCGCCACCGTTGGGTGTCATAACCCCTGCAACTCCACTTACATCAATGCCTGCTGTTTTTCCAATACTACTAACAACGCTACCTAATAATTCACCTTTTACACCAGCGGCATTTAATCCGCCTGCATTTTGTAAAATATTTGCCGCTTTTAGGACTGTACCAAAGTTAGCAGTGCCGCCTGTAATATCATCTAACACACCCATACCTCCTGCTAGTACGCCGCCTATTCCTAATAGACTCGACGCACCACCTCCTGCTAATGAGTTTGGACTTGGTGTTTTATCATAATGTTCTTCTGCAAAACCTTTAGGTCCGCCGTTTCCAATTGGGCCTCTACTATAATGCACAGTTTCGTACTCGACTGTCATTGTATTTGCCACAGGATCACTTACGCTATTGTCCATAGTGTCGTGTTGCCAACCAGATATAATTGGATTAATTAATTGAAACGAGGTATAATTCTTTCGAGCCATTTGACTAATAGTAATACTATCAAAGAATGGTGCTCCACTATCATTATCAAAACCGTATCTGTATTGTTTATCATTGTTGCCGCCGAATACATTCCCTCTATTGTATTCAGGTATTGCTGATCCAGATTCTGGTGCTCCTGCAGGTTTAGTTGCTGAATAATTACCGTCTCTATAATAGTATCTATAATATGCTTCCCACATTGCTGTAGTAACACCCATGTTATCATCGTGCATAACTATTTGAACTGGTTGATAATCAATACGTTTTTGTACAACTCGTTTTCTATTGTACTGATGTTTTACATCTGTTTGAATGTTATATGCAGGTAACTGTACTGACTTAACAAGCATATTAAGTTCATTTAAATGTTTCTCTCTTAGTTGCGGAATAACTGCGGCCGCTTCTGCGTTAATATTAAATGTAACGTGGTAAAGAAACTTTACTTTTGGTGATAATCTGTGACTATCGTCAACATATAGTCTTGCACCATGTTGATAGTCTGCGAGGTTGCCTTTTGGACTCAATGCCCCAGATACAACGTTGTCTAAAAATCCGTTTAAAAAGCTCATACTAATATTTATCCTTTTGAATAAAGTGGGCAGATAATATAGTCATAAAAAAGGGACATAAATGCCCCTTAATTTAAATTTTGTTTAGTTTAGATTGCGCCGCCACCGGTAATAGCAGTATTAATAGTTCTACCTACTGCTGTACCAATACCAGTACCTTGTGGTGATTGGATTGCATTGTCGTATCTAACTGTTAACGCTATTGTTACAACTTCTGAAGTTGCATAGTTTAGTGTATTGTAGTTAGTACTTTCTAAGTAACAACCGTATAGTTCAAATGTTTCTAATACGCTTGCCGCATTCGCTCCGTTACCACCGTCAAGTATTTCAATTCTAGTAACAAACTTGTAGTCTGCACCACTTGCCGCACTTGACTGTTCAAAGAAATCAAACTGTTTCTGAAGTTGTTCACCAACCATTTTCTGTACGTTGTTGCTAACATCTTCACGCAAGTTAATTGTAATTGGTTCCCAAGTATGCTTACCAGCTAGATAAACTCTGGAGTTGTAAATATCAACCGTCATTTGATCAAAACTAACGTTAGGTCTTGTTACGTCCATAACTTGTTTTGTTAGCTCTGTTGACGGACTCGATACACCAAAGTTCTCTAAGCTCACTCTAAAGCGATACTGTAGTTTGGGCATTAACAAACCTTGATTAGATGCACTTGCGTTACTATCTAGTGGTACTGTTAATTTTGAAAGTGTTGAAATTGCCATTATATGCTCCTGTTACTTTTATTTATCTGATTATAGTCCACTAATTTCACCAGTGTTTTTCAATCTCAGTGGAATGTATATAAACTCAACTGCTTTAACTGGTTCAATAGCAATATCCAAATACAGCTCGTTTCTATCAATTCTACTTGGAGTATTGTTAGACTCATCACATACAACTAGGAAGTCATATAACGCTCTTTGTGATACTAGCTCTAGCATTAAGCTATCTGCTTGTGCCTTGATCTCATCACGTGTGATTTTATCATTTGGCTCAAAGATGTAAGGTTTAGCAAGTTTCTTAAGTTGTGATCTCAAGTAAATTACTAGTCTTGCTACGTTGATTCTATCTAATGCACTTGCGTTCTTTGCTCTAGTCTTTTGACCAAAGTTAACAAGTCCTGCTCCTGTTAAGAATGTAATTGGGTTAATGTTATTAGCATAAAGTGTATCACGCTGTCCTTCGTTTAATGCAATTGACTTAAATTCGCCTTCTGCATCAATGTAACCTGCGGCACTTGCATTTGTAATTCCACCACGTCTTGTTCCTGCTGGAGCAAACCATGGAAACGATACTTGATCGCTTAATGCTAGTGTTCTTAGGATACCGTGACTTGGTGGAACAACAACGTTGTTACCTGCGTTATCACTTGTAAACAAGCTCGGGTAGAACATACCTAAATATTCGTCTCTAGTAACAGCACCGTTATCATTATCTTCAACAGCTAATGCAGTATTTGCACCCCAGTTGTTAAGTGTAGTGCCATCGCTTTTTAATCTAAACGGACTGTCACCTACGATAAATGCTGTTAGGCCTCTATCATTGTTTAGTGCAACCATTTCATTAATTAGTTCTGAATATCCTGGAGCCGCCATTACGTTAAATAATCTTGACTCATCATCTCTAATGTCTTGATTACTATTAACCATTGCTTGCAACGCTTGGATAAT